CAACAACAGATGTAGTATTTCAAACCTTAGCAGGTGAAATGGAATATGATTATTCATCTTTTGGTGGATTAAAAAACACTAGTGCTAGTGGATTCACTGGTGATGTAAATGTTGTTTTACCAGCTTGCGCTGCAGGAGACACGGGCACAATTGTTTGTGAGTGGATTAAAATTTACGAATCGTAGGATTTTAAATGGCTAATACTACTTCGGGAACAGTAACGTTCGATAAAACTTTTTCTATTGATGAAATTATAGAAGAGGCTTTTGAACGTATTGGATTAAATTCTGTGGCTGGCTATCAAATGAAGTCAGCCCGGAGATCTCTTAATATATTATTTCAAGAATGGGGTAATAGAGGTATTCACTATTGGGAAATAGGAGATACTAATTTAGATTTAATTGAAGGACAATCAGACTATGATTTTTTTAGAGCAAGTGGTGATGGAACTTCAGCAACAACTACAGCTCCAGCTAGTGTATTTGGAATATCCGATGTCCTTGAAGCACAACTAAGATCTAATAGAACTCAAACAACACAATCAGATAGTCCAATGACTAAGGTAGATAGATCTACTTATGCAGGATTTTCTAATAAATTATCTAAAGGAACACCTAATCAATATTGGGTAGAGAGATTTATTGATAAAGTTAGAATACAAGATGTAGGTGATTATACAAATGCAACAGACGTTCCATTTAGATTTGTGCCTTGTATGGTTTCAGGTTTAGCTTTTTATTTAGCACAAAAATATCAACCACAGATGGTTCAACCTATGAAACTATATTATGAAGATGAATTAGCAAGAGCACTTGCAGAAGATGGTTCAGCTTCAAGCACATACATAACACCAAAAGCATATTACCCAGGAACATAATGGCAAAGTACGCAACAGGAAAACATTCAAAAGCAATATCTGATAGATCAGGTATGGAGTTTTCATATAGAGAAATGGTTAGAGAATGGAATGGTTCATTTGTACATGTATCTGAATTTGAACCAAAACAACCACAATTAGAACCTAAACCTCTTTCCGCAGATGGTATTGCATTGAGAAATGTTAGAACTGATAGAACAGAACCAGCGACAACAGTTAGAATACCTGACAATGGGTTTGAAACATATGCTGCGAGTTCTGCAGTTATAAATGTTTTTTCACCTGGACATGGATTAACAGATAATACAACATATAGATTTAGAGGACCACCAACTACTTCTGCAGGAAGTGGTTTTGTTTATGCTAACCCAGAAAGTTTTGATGGAATACTAGGATCTAACATTGCTAAATCAGCAGGATACACAATTAGAACAGGTAAATATATATCAGATGCAAGAAATGCATCTACAGACTATTTAACTAACAATTTTTTCTTTTTTACAGTTGACACAAATACTGCTACAAGTGGTAATAAAAAAGGAGGAGGTTATGGTTGTTCCGTTGGACCCGTAACTATAGAAGCATGATTAAAAAATTTATTTGTAAACTATTTGGTATTAAACAATGTAAATGTTCAGACAAAAATGAAGTTGAACAAAAAGGATTTCCAATAATAAATGAAACAGAAATTGTAAATCGTAAATTAGAAAAAATAAATAAAAAACATAATAAGGGATCAGAATAATGGCTGGAATAAGTTACACCACATTAGTTACACAAATTAGAAATTACACAGAGACAGATTCTAATGTTTTAACAACAGATATTTTAGAAAATATAATTTTAAACTCTCAATATAGAATAATGAGAGATATTCCAATTGATGCAGATAGAGTTCAACAAACCGGTAATTTAGTTGTAGGACAAGAAACAATTAACTCTCCTGGAGGAGCATTATTTATTAGAGGAATTCAAGTATATGATTCTAATTCAGCTGTAACTGGAACTAATACCTGGTTAGAAAAAAAAGATGTAACTTATCTACAAGAATATGTTTCATCGACTGCTTCTTCAGCTAGAGGAAAACCAAAATATTATGCTATGTTTGGTGGAGCAACAGGAGACGGTGACACCAACTCTGGACGTATATTTGTAGCTCCAGTTCCTGATGATACTTATAAATTTAGAGTGCATTATAATAAAATGCCAGCTACTTTAGAGTCAAGTAATACAAGTAATTATATTAGTCTTAACTTTCCAAATGGGCTTTTATATTGTTGTTTATCAGAAACATATGGATTTTTAAAAGGTCCGATAGACATGTTGACTTTATATGAAAATAAATATAAACAAGAAGTACAGAAGTTTGCTAACGAACAAGTTGGTAGAAGACGAAGAGATGACTACACTGATGGCGCTGTTCGTATACCAGTAACTTCAGCAAACCCGTAGGAGAAAAATTATGGCAATATCATCAGCAATTTGTAATAGCTTTAAACAAGAAATTTTAGTTGGAACACATAATTTTACTGCGACTAGTGGTGACACTTTTAAAATAGCTTTATTTACAAGTTCTGCATCTTTAGGTGCAGGTACAACAGCTTACGGTACATCAAATGAAATTTCAAACACATCGGGATCTGCATACAGTGCAGGTGGAGCAACTCTTACAAGTGTAACTCCAGCTTTAGACTCATCAACTGCAGTATGTGATTTTTCAGATGTAAGTTATACTTCTGCATCATTTACAGCAAATGGTGCATTAATTTATAATGATGATCAATCTGACAAAGCTGTTGCAGTTATTGCTTTCGGTGGTGACAAAACAGTTTCTTCAGGAACATTTACAATTCAATTCCCTGCTGCAGACGCAAGCAACGCAATCATTCGTATAGCATAAGGAGGAACTCCTTATGGCATCTACCTGGGGTAATAACACTTGGGGTTCAAACGAATGGCAAGATGATGTCATCACAGTCGTCGTTTCAGGTCAAGCAGCTACATCACAATTAGGAGAAACTTCATCTTTCAACGAAACAGGTTGGGGTAGATTAACTTGGAATACAGCTGATTGGGGAGAAGGCGCAGATGAAACAGTATCTGTAACTGGTTTAGAGGCAACAGCATCACCTGGATCTATAACAACCGGTATAGGTATTTTGTTAGAGATGATTGGAAGCAATCACTCTATGACAACTAGTGTTGGTAGTCCACAAATTGATGGTGAAATTGGTGTACCAGTAACAGGTGTGTCATCTACTTTTGCAACACCAACTATATCTTATGCAGGAACCTTAGTTGGTTGGGGTAGAGATGGTTGGAATAATAACTCTTGGGGAGAGTCTCCTAATCAAGTTATTCCTTTAGTAGGTAGAGAAGCAACTACAAGTATTGGAACACCTACACTAGAGTTTGCATATGAACTATCAAGTCAAGTAGCAACTACAAGTGTTGGAAGTTTTAGTTTTGTAATTAGTCCAACAATTAGTTTAACTGGACAAGCATCAACAGTAAGTTTAGATACTTTAGGATTAGAATTTGGTAAAAGCACAGAACCTATAACAGGAATAGCAGCAACATCAGCTGTAGGAACTTTAGGATTAGAATTTGGTTCTAGTCAAATTACAGGTTTGTCTGCAACAACATCTCTTGGAGAACTTGAAATTACATCTGTTGAATTGGTAGATGTAACAGGAATTTCTGCAACAGTATCTGTAGGATCTATTGTTTCGGGGATAGGTGTCCCTCTTACAGGTATAACAACAACATCAGCCATAGGATCTATTTCACCAGCAGATATAATAGAAGGTTTAGTAACTAGTGAAATAACATCAAGTGTAGGTTTACTTGGAATAGAATCATACGCAAATATTGACACTGGATCAAATACGTCATATAGTGCGATCTCGACAGGATCAAACGATACGTATTCTGATGTTGCAACTGGATCGAATACATCGTACAGTAATGTTTCAACAGGATCAAACGATACGTATTCTGATGTTGCAACTGGATCAAATACAAGTTATAGTGACGCTGCATAGGAGATAAAAATTTATGGCATCTACATACACACCTTTAGGGGTAGAACTTCAAGCAACTGGTGAAAACGCTGGTACGTGGGGGACAAAAACTAATACAAATTTACAAATTATAGAACAGATATCTGGTGGTTATATTGCAAAAGATATTAATGGTGGAGCTCAAACAACTGCACTATCTGTTAGTGATGGATCAACTGGTGCAGAACTTTCTCATAGAATGATAGAATTTACCGGAACAATTTCAGGAAATCAAATTGTAACAATACCTTTAGATGTTCAAACTTTTTATTTTTTAAGAAATTCTACTTCTGGTTCACATACAGTACAATTTAAATATGCTTCTGGTTCAGGAGACTCGTTTACTTTTTCATCTACAAATAAAGGCGATAAAATTGTTTTTGCAACAGCAAACGACGGTACAAACCCTGATATAGATACACTAGCTATTGGAACTGGTATATCAGATGTTGTTGATGATACATCACCACAATTAGGTGGTGACTTAGATGTTAATGGAAATGATATTGTATCAACTTCAAACGCTGACATTGATATTATTCCAAACGGCACAGGAGATATTAATCTTGGTGCAGATACAGTTCAAGTGGGAGACAATAATGCAAATGCAACTATTACCACTCAAGGGACTGGTGATTTAACATTAAGTACAAATAATGGAACTAATTCAGGAACAATTACAATACTAGATGGTGCAGGTGGTAATATTACTATCACACCAAACGGATCAGGAAATATTGTTCTTGATGGACTTACATTTCCAAATGCTGATGGGTCAGCAAATCAGGCCCTAATCACAGATGGTTCTGGAACTATAAGTTTTGGATCAGCAGGAATTTCAACAGGAAAAGCTATTGCAATGGCTTTAATTTTCGGATAAAAGGAGTAAATTATGGCAGCACCAAATATAGTATCGGTATCATCAATTATAGGAGAGTCCCAAGGTTTTGAATTGGGCACAACTACTACTACAGCTTTAATAACTGTAGCATCAAATAAATTAGTAAAAATTAATAGAATTTCAGTTGCAAATATTGATGGAACAAATTCAGCTACTGTAACTGTAGGAATTGATAAAGCAACAAGAACTTCAGCAGCAACAGGATCATCTGTATCTGGAGCTCTTTTTAAAATAGCTAGCACTGTTGCAGTTCCAGCTGATGCGGTTTTAGTTTTAGCAGACTCACCTATCTATTTAGAAGAAGGTGATGTATTAGAAGGCGGAGCAAGCGCAGCTTCAGATTTAACGCTTTATGTTTCATATGAAGTATTAGACGACGCATAGGAGGTTAATTAATTATGGCAAATGGCGGAATCATTGGTGTAGTTAACGATCCAACCCTAGGCGATAAAGTTACAACTTTTAACTCACCAGGAACTTTCACACCTACTTTATCATCTGGTAGAATTTTAGTAGTCGCTGGAGGCGGCGGCGGTGGTGGCGGTGGCTCCGGAGGAGGAGCAGGAGGTTTTAGAGATATTCCAGGACATCCTTTCCCAGGTTCAAATGTTCCAATAACAGTTGGTGGTGGTGGAGCTGGCACAAGTGGCTCTCCCGGTACTTTAGGAACTGATGGTTCTACATCTACTTTTGGTGCTGCATCTCCAATTTCTTCAACAGGAGGTGGAGGTGGTGGAGCACTAACTGGCGTGGGTCGAAACGGCGGATCTGGAGGAGGTAGTGGTACTAATCCAGGTGCTAATGGATTCGGTGATGGAAATGCAGGATCATTTGATCCATCAGAAGGTCAAGCTGGAGCAGCTTTTCAATTTAATGCTGGTGGAGGTGGCGGAGGCGCTGGTTTCACAGGTACGCAAGGATCCTATCCAAATACAATTGCTGGAGGTATAGGAAAAGAATCAGACATAACAGGAACCACAACTTATTATGCTGGTGGCGGTGCAGGTGGTTCTGGTACAGGTGAAGATACTAGTACAAATCAACCAGGATCTTTTGTTCAAAAAATAGCTTATGGTGGATTAGGTGGAGGAGGAAATTCTGATACTGGTCCAAGTGCAAGTCCAGGTCAAGCAAGTGCTGGAACTGCTAACAAAGGTGGTGGTGGCGGAAACGCTTATGGCGGTCCAGGTAGAGATGGTCAAGCTGGAGGTTCTGGTGTAGTTATAGTAAATGAACCCGGTGCTGGTGCTTTTGTTGCAAGTGGAGTTTGGAAATTAAAAGAAGTTTTTAATTATAAAAAAGAAAGTTTATGGAAATAATATGGCACATTTTGCAGAAATTAAACAATCAGATAATGTTGTAATTAGAACAGTTGTTGTTTCTAATGATGATGTAAATGCTAATGGCGGAGAATATTCTACAGAAGCTGAAACTTGGGTGCAAAACAATATTCCTAATGATCCTATTTTGTTAGCAGAATTTAGTGGATCATATCCTGCTACTTATTGGAAACAATGTTCTTATAATGCTAATGCCCGAAAACAATACCCAGGTAAAAATAATCATTATTATGATTCTTCTAAAAATAAATTTATATGTGTTAAGCCTTATGATTCTTGGAGTTTAAACTCTGATGATGATTGGCAAGCACCAACCGCAATGCCTGTTCAAAGTAATCTTTTAAATAACGACCCACCTTTAAGTGGACCTTTATGGGAAGAATCAAATGCAAGATGGTCAGCAAGATCCGAAAATAATAATTATTATGTTTGGAATGCTACAAATTCTACTTGGGATTTAACATCCGAATAACTCTAAAACTTGCTTTTTATAAAAGCTAAGTTATAACTTACTTAGAAATGAATACAGTTAGTTTATTTGCTAAACATATTGGGGTGTTTTATTTAGATATTGATACTAAAAAAATTTTAAACACTATTAAAAAAGAAAAATACTTTATCAACCACGATTATTTAAGATCACAACAATCAGTAAGTATAGAAATATTAAACAAACCAGAATTGTCTGAATTAAAAAAACAAATATTAAATTGTTTTTATCAGTATAAAAAAGAAATATATAAAATAGCAAATGATTTCATAATACCTGCCTCTTGGGTTGCTAAATTTAAACCTAAAACATCTGGTGCAAGTCATGCACACTCTAATTGTATGTTTAGTGCTGTTTATTATTTTGATGAATCTTCTGAAATAGTTTTTAAAAATAGTTTATTAAATAATTTGTTTTGCAATTCTACAGAATGGAACACTAATAACTGCACTTATTTTGAAATTAAACCTAAAAAAAATAAATTAATAATATTTCCGGCAGATGTATTTCATGAAATAAAACCTAACCTAACAAAGAAAACAAGGTACTCTATTGCTTGTAATTTTTTTCCTGTAGGAAAAGTTGGAAAAAATGATTCTTTTGTAGAATTACAAATAGCTTAATATGAATACTTTTTATTATTTTAAAAATGTTTTTTCTGATTTATTTTGCGACGAAGTAATAAAATATGGAAACTCACAAAATGAAATTTTAGCTAGGACAGGTGGAACTCAAGATAAAAAATTAAATAAAAAAGAAAAAAAACAATTATTAAAAAAAAGAAATTCAAATGTTTCTTGGTTAGATCAAGAATGGATTTACAGAGAAATAAGACCTTTTTTAATTGAAGCAAATAAACAAGCTGGTTGGAACTATCACTTTGATTATTTAGAAAGTATTCAATTTACAAAATACAGATTAAATCAACACTATGGTTGGCATGTTGATGAATATCCTAAACCTTTTGATAATGACTGTGAAAATATAAATTGGAGAGGTAAAACAAGAAAAATATCTGCTGTAATTATTTTATCTAATCCTAACGATTACAAAGGAGGAGAACTTATGTTTAAATATTTTCAAGGAGAAAAAACAAAAATAGAAAGTGTAAAAGATTTTTTACCAAAAGGTTCTATAATTGTATTTCCATCTTATGTGTTACATAAGGTAAAACCTGTGACTGATGGACTTCGTTATAGTTTAGTTGTATGGACTTTGGGACACCCTTTTAGATGATTGAAATTAAAGATAATATTTTAAAAGAAGAAGATGCAGATTACATAGAATCTGTTTTTAAAAATAATCATTTTCCTTATTATTTAAATCCAATAGTTTTTGATTCAAATACAAAAGATTATCAAATGACACATATTTTTTTTGATGATAATAAAATTACAAGTGATTTTTTTAATATATTAAAACCTATTTTAAATTATTTAAAACCAAAAGCTTTAGTGCGTATTAAAACTAATTTAATACATAAATCAAATGAAATAGAAATACACGGTTATCACACAGATTTTAATTATAAAAATTTAAAAACAGCAGTATATTATGTAAATACAAATAATGGATTTACTATATTTAAAAATAATAGTAAAAAAGTAACTAGCAAAAAAAATAAAATTTTAATATTTGATAGTATTAAAGAACACTCTGGTACAAATTGCACAGATGAACCATTTAGAATAGCAATAAATTTTAATTATTACGTATGAGTAACTTTCAAAAAAATCATTATCTAGTTATAAAACAAGCAATTAATAAAGAGCTTGCAAATTTTTTATATAATTATTTTTCTATAAAAAAAGATGTAGCATACACAGTTTTACATAGTGGCTTTGTTTCTCCATATACAGAATACTTTGGACATTGGAATGACAGTCAAGTTCCAGGTTCTTTTTCACATTATGCTGATATTGCTATGGATGCTTTATTATTAAAAGTGCAACCAATTATGGAACAGCACACAAAAATAAAATTAATACCAACTTATTCTTACACTAGAATGTATGCTAAAGGTAATGAATTAAAAAGACACAAAGATAGATCGTCTTGTGAGATATCTACTACAATGAATTTAGGTGGAGATTTATGGCCTATATTTATTAAACTAAGTAACAAAAAAAACATTCAAGTTATATTAGAACCAGGAGATATGTTGGTTTATAAGGGTTGTATATTAGAACATTGGAGAGAACCTTTTCAGGGAGATGAATGCTGTCAAGTATTTTTACATTATAACAATGCTTTATCTGATTTTGCAGAAGAAAATAAATACGATAAAAGACCTCATTTAGGTTTGCCTCCTTGGTTTAAAGATGCTAAATTTAAAAAATAGTTTAGTATAGAAGTTTCTACCACATCACAATTTCTGTGCTTTTATTCTGTTAAAAAAACAATAAATTTGATATACGTGGATTTATTATGCTACAAAAAATTGGATTTCGGCCAGGAATTAATAAACAACTTACACCCACAGGAGCAGAAGGTCAATGGGTAGACTGTGATAATGTTAGATTTAGATATGGCACACCAGAAAAAATAGGTGGTTGGAAACAACTAGGAGGAACAAACGATTTAACTGGAGCAGGTAGAGGTCTTCATCATTTTGTTAGTTCTACTTCAATCAAATACTCTATCATAGGAACTAATAGAATTTTATACGCTTATTCAGGAGGTGTGTTTTATGACATACATCCTATCAAAACTACGACAACATTAACAAATGCATTTAGCACAACTAACGGATCACCTACAGTTACTATTACTTTTTCAACATCTCATGGCATAGTTGCTGGTGATATAGTTTTATTAGACAGTTTTAGTTCTATTACTAATTCTAATTTTGCTGCATCAGATTTTAATGATAAAAAATTTATGGTTACAACTGTGCCATCTGCTACCACAATAACAATTACAATGCCTTCAAACGAATCAGGATCTGGAGCATCAGCATCTGGTGGTATAAGAGTACAACATTATTATCCTGTAGGTCCAGCTGTTCAAGCAAAAGGTTTTGGTTGGTCACTAGGAACTTGGGGCGGAGAAGAGATTGGAGCATCAACTACAACTTTAAACGGTGCTTTGTTAGACGACACGGCAGGGACAGGTGGTTCTGGAACATCAATTACTTTGACCGATGCCTCACAATTTCCTAGCACAGGTACAAATTTTATTCAAGTTGGTAACGAAGAAATTTCTTACACTGGAGTTTCTGGAAATGATTTAACAGGTATAACTAGAGCAGTTAGAAATTCTACAAGATCCTCTCATTCAAATGGAGCAACTGTAACAAACTCTACTAGCTTTGTTGCGTGGGGTGAAGCTGCATCAGGTGACTTAGTATTAGAACCTGGTATGTGGTCATTAGATAATTTTGGTGATAAAGCAATTTGTTTAATTCACGATAGCGCTGTTTTTGAATGGGATTCTTCATCTACTACAGCGGCGTCTACAAGAGCAACAATTATATCTGGTGCACCAACTGCATCAAGACACATGTTAGTATCTACACCGGACAGACACTTAGTATTTTTTGGAACAGAAACAACTATAGGAACACCTAGCACACAAGACGATATGTTTATTAGATTCTCTGATCAAGAGGATATAAATACTTATACACCAACAGCAACCAATACTGCTGGTACACAAAGACTGGCCGACGGATCACAGATCAGAGGAGCGATTAGAGGCCGTGATGCAATTTATGTTTGGACTGATACAGCATTGTTCACACAACGTTTTGTTGGTCAACCATTTACATTTGCATTTGCACAGGTCGGTACAAACTGTGGACTTGTTGGACAGAATGCTTGTGTTGAAGTTGATGGTGCTGCGTATTGGATGTCAGAGAATGGTTTTTTTAGATATGCTGGTAGATTAGAATCTTTACCTTGTTTAGTAGAAGATCATGTATACAACGATATAAATTTAGACTCTGGTAATCAGATGGTATCCGCTGGATTAAATAATTTGTTTGGTGAAGTTATGTGGTTTTATCCAACATCAACATCATCAGTTGTAAATAGAATGGTTGCCTATAATTATTTTGACTCATCAACACAAAGACCTGTTTGGACCGTAGGTTCATTAGCTAGAACAATGTGGAGAGATTCAGCTGTATTTGGTTTACCTCATGCTTTATTTTATGAAGCAGACTCTGATACATCATTTGATGTTGTTGGAAACACAGAAGGTAAAACAACATACTATGAACACGAAACAGGGACAGATCAAATTAGAGGTGGTACAACTACAGCCATTACAGCTAGTATAGAATCAGGAGATTTTGATATTAGTCAAAGAAGAGCATCAGGAACAGGTCAATCTACAGGCCTTGCAGATTTAAGAGGCGATGGTGAATTCTTAATGAAAATTAGAAGATTTATTCCTGACTTTGTTGCTCAGACAGGAACAACTAGAATTACATTTGAATTAAGAAATTTTCCAAACGATAGTCAAACTGGATCTCCTTTAGGTCCTTTTGATATAACATCCTCTACTACTAAAATAGATACAAGAGCTAGAGCTAGAGCAATTGCATTGAAAGTAGAAAATACCTCTACCTCTCAAACTTGGAAACTAGGAACTTTTAGATTAGATATACAACCGGATGGAAGAAGATAATGGCAAAGATTGTACAAGTAATTACTAGACCAGAACAAGAATATAATTTACAGGTAGCAGAGGCTCAGGTTAGAGATCTTGATGCTATTGTAGAAAAATTAAACTCAACATATCAACAAGACTTAAAAGATGAGGTAGAAGCATTTAACTTCTTTTTAAATTAATGGCTAACAGTTTTATAAATAAAAAAGTAGATTTAACTACAACAGATTTAACAACATTATATACAGTGCCAACAGCAACAACAGGTGTTGTAAAGTCTTTGTTGGTTACAGAGGATGCGGGGTCAGGGACTACAATAACTATAACATTAGTCAATGCATCAGGCACTATCTTTAATTTGTTTAAAGACAAGGCTGTAGGATCAAAAGAAACCTTAGAATTATTAACTCAACCACTAGTCATGGAAGAAAGCGAAGTATTAAAAGTACAGGCAGCTCAAGCTAATGAGTTACATGTCATAGCTTCTGTGTTAGAGATACAACCAAGAGAGGTAACTGCATAATGTTAGAATTAAAACCAGAACAAATAATAGAAAAGATAACAAATAAAAAGACAGGCGAAGAGTATAAGAATGATAACGAGTGGAAATCAAAGGGTATTTCACCAGATGATATACGAAGAGATGTAACTGTAATGATGCCTAGCCTTGATTTATTTGGCAAAACAAAATAGAATGGTACGATGGCAATAACTAGAGCACAGCAATATAGACAGATGTTAGAAGATGGAGGTATGTTAGTATCGCCATCTACAACTGGTAGAAGACCAGGATATAGAAATCCAACAAAAGAAAAACAAAAATATGAAAAACAAGCTGCTATAAATAGAGAAAACGCTCGTGCCCAAACTGTTGATCTTCCTAAAAAAAGCACCTTTAGGTCGTTCGTAGAAGATGAACCTAATCCAGCAGATAGAGAAGCTAATACTTTTAATCTTGAAACAGGAAGAGAAAATAGTAGTGGTGGACCTAAACCAATAGGCGGTAATGGCATTACAAGCCAAAAAGACAAGTTTAATATTTTTGATATTATGCCAGCGGGTATAGCAAAAAATTTTTTAAAAAAAATTAATGAATCTAAATTTGTACAAGGATTAAATTTTGATAACAGAAAAAGATTTATGAGAAAATTAGCAGAGACTGACCCTCTTGCTTTTCAAAAATTAGTAGGTGAATTAGAAGATCAAGATTTAACAACAGTTAATGAAGATACAATCACTAGCCCTAGTCAACGAATAGGAGCTTCAGATTTTTCACTTAACAATTATTTAGATTTCGATGGAACCCTTGCAGGTAGTCCAGATTTTAAAGGTATTTTTGATGAGTATGGTTATAAGGATTATCAAAATAGGTTTGAAAAATTAAGAGCACCAGACGATAATCCAGATTCGTATTTGCTACAACAGTTAGCGGCACAGCAAAAACCTTTGGAGGATAATACAGTAGAAGAAACATTAAGTCCGATTCAACAAGCTATACGAGACAGAGGTATAGCTTCTGCTTTTTTAGCTACAGGCGGTAGAGTAGGGTTAGCTAAAGGTAGTAGAATGCAATCTGGAGAAGCTAAAGAGTCAAGAAAAAAATCTTCAACTCCAACAAATCCAAATAAAAGAACGGGAGCTGTTGATGAAAAAACAACAGACCCAAGAATAACACCCGGAGGAGATGGACCTACAAGATCAATTACAAATGATGAAGGTATCGGTTTATTAACAACAAAAAAAGATATACCTACTTTTAATAATGATATTACAAGAATTAATTTAAAAGATTTAATAGGTTTAGGACTCGATGATCAAGAAGAAGAAAATATACAATTAGCTAAAGTGTATGGTGCACCTGAATTAACAGAATTTGGAGCAACACCAGGAATGTTTAAAGATACAGCAAAATTTAATGACATGGAAAAATATCAAGAAATAGCTAATAAACAATTTGAAATGGGAAAAAAACCAAGTGATATAAGAAAGTCTATAAACTTAGGAAGTTCTTTGTATGGTATAGATATGGATAATATACCTAAAGATTTTTTAGAAACAACAAAAGATTTTGAAAATCAAAAAATACTTGGAAAAATAGAATTTGCAGAAGGTGGTAGAGCAGGATTTGCAGGTGGTGGCATGCCTTACGAAGGTGGGATCATGGACCTTGAATCAGGAAGACAAATGTATTTCTTAGGTAAGCTAGTCAAGAAAGCAACTAGAGCTGTTAAAAAAATTGCAAAGTCACCAATAGGTAAAGCAGCTTTATTATATGCAGGGGGAACTTATTTAGGAGGATTATCTGGTGTAGCTGGAACTACAAAAAGCATGGGCTTTTTAGAGTCTTTAAGAACTCCTAGTAATCTTGGAAATTTATTTAACTTTGGAAAATCTTATATTACTGATGCTTTTGGTGAAATGAGTAAAAAAGATAGAATTAAATTAGGTCTTGGAGCGGGTTTAACATTAGCACCTTTACTATTTCAAGAAGATACTAATGATGAGGATTATCAAAAATTTTTAGCAGAACGTGGTGTAAGGGGAACACAATTACCAGCATCTCCATCTGACATAAGAAAAAATTACAGAGATTATATTTCAGGCACAGCTTTTTTAGCTGATGGTGGTACACCAGAGCCAGTAGCTAAAAAGACTATGCCCTTATTAGATATGGATGGTCAAGAAATGGATTTTAGAGCTGAAGGTGGATTTGTACCAATAGGACGTATGGAAAAAGCAGATGACGTACCTGCAAGATTGTCTAAGAATGAATTTGTATTTACAGCTGACGCTGTTAGAAATGCAGGTGAAGGAGATATAGACAAAGGCGCAGAAGTTATGTATAACATGATGAAGAACCTCGAATCCGGAGGTGACGTATCTGAAGAATCGCAAGGATTAGAAGGCGCACGTAACATGTTTCAAACATCACAAAGACTAGAGGAAGTATTATAATGGCTATTACAGAAACAAGGCAACTACCACCAAAATTTTTAGAAGACCTAGGAACAGATTTAGGAACTCAAATAATAGCACAATCTGGTAGACCAACAGTTGCACCTGGAACAGGTGGTATATCTCAATTAGCTGGTGAGTCGGCTGCAGAGTTTGCAAAAAGACAACAAGCTGCACAGGAATTTGATGTTAGAAAACAAAGTATAGCAGGACTTGCACCAACAGTTGCAGGTCAAGATGCATTACAACAACAAGCACAAGCTTTAGCAACAGGAGCAGCAGGAGCATCTGGTCTTGCATCGTTTCAACCATTTTTAACATCAGCACAACAACAAGCACAAACTGCTGCTGGATTAGGGACACAGGCTTTTGGACAATTAGGAACTGCAGGACAAGAACTTACTGGAGCAGGAACAGCATTAGGAACTGCAGGAACAACATTAGGTGGTGTGCCACTAGGAGCACAAGCTTTTCAACAGGACGTATCTCAATTTATGTCCCCTTATCAATCACAAGTTATTGATGCATCGTTAGCAGAATTTGATCGTAACAAACAAATACAAGAACAAAGTATACGAGATCAACAAACCTCTTTGGGTGCGCTTGGCAGTGGTCGAGCGGGAGTGCAACTCGCAGAGTTTGGCACAGGGGCTGCGAGAGAACGAGCGTTATTACAAGCCGGTCTCTTGCAACAAGGTTTTCAACAAGCGCAAGGTGCAAGACAACAAGATGTTACAAATAGATTTAATTTAGGTCAAGCACAAGCAAGTATTGCTGGACAACAAGCTGGTCTTGCTGGACAAAGAGCAGGGATTGCACAAGCAACACAAGGTTTAGGACAATTTCAATCTGGACTTGCAGGTCAACAAGTAGGTTTTGGTCAAGCACAAGAAGGAATTTTAGGAACTAATATAGGACGTTTAGGTTCATTGGGCGCAATAAACCAAGCGCAAGCACAGGCACAGGCAGATGCAACAAGAGAAGCAAATAGACAAGCTGCGCTATTACCACAAGAAAATTTAGATAGGTTTGCAGGTCAAGTAACAGGACTAATGGGTGGTTATCCAGGTACAACCACACAAACATTTAGTCCTAACCCAACACCATTACAATCAGCTCTTGGTATTGGATCAACACTTGCAGGATTATATTTAAGGTCATAATAATGAATAGAGTTTTAAATAGACCAATGTTTAGAATGGGTGGCTCTACGGGCACTGGTATTACATCAGGATTAGATAAACCAAAAAGAGGTTTAGTAAATGAACCAGGCAAGTATTCTCAAACTGAGGCGGATATGGCTACAACTCCTATATCTAAAGAAGAAATAATAAGACAAGCTAAAGGTGATGCATCAAAATTTTCTTATGTTGGAAGAGATCAAATGTCTGGTAAAGATATAGCATCAAGATTTTTAATTCCTTTTGGATTAAATTTAGCAACAGCCACACCTACAGGAAGTGGTTTTAGTGGACTTTTGTCAACAGCAGCCGGTGCAGCAAAAGATCCAGCAGATGCAGTAATTAGAGGTATGGATAAAAGAAGAGATGCAAGAACAGAAAGAGAATCAGAGTTATTTGGTTCATTATTAAGTTCAGGATTACAAGAAAGAAGAGAGGATAAAAAGTTAGCTATTGAAAAATTAAAAGAAAATAGAGAGCTATTAACTTTGTATGATAATGAATTAGAAAAAAATGTTATTGTTAAAGCTAGTGATGTATATAATGATTTAACAAGATATGGTCCATCTAAAAAAGATGAAACAGGAAGAACTTTTGAAAAACTAGAAGTAGCAAATTTAATAGATCAAAAGATGTCTGAAATATTTGAATTAGAAGCTAAAAAAAATAAAACAACTGAAGATACTCAAGCGATAGAACAAGCTAAAGGTGTTTTAAATTACTTACAAGGAAATAAAAATACAAGTGTTCTTGCTAATGCTATATTAAAAGATTCAGAATATTTAGCAACTCTTAGAAATAAAATTAAAAAGAAATTAAAAACAACTGAAAAATTTGCAGAATCTAATCCAACAACAGATTTACTACTTCAACAGACAATAGATGATGCATTAGAATTTTACATAGAAAACGGTTCTTTTCCACCAGAGTTAGCATTAGCTGAAGGAGGAAGAGTAGAATATCAAATGGGTGGTGATGTAGATCCAATGGTACAAAACAATCCTAAAATAGATTATGATACGTTAAGAGCTAGATTGCCACAAGAAATATCAGATGACATTGTAACACTTATAGCATCTAGTCCTGAAGCTTTAGAAGATTTTGCAACTATTCAAACACAACAAGATGTTGTTAATTTTAATAACAAATATAACGTAGAGTTAACATTACCAGCGGAGGCGTAAAATGGCCGATTCTGCATTAGAACGATATCTTAAAGATCAACAACTTCAAAATCCAGAACCTGGAAAAAATAAAAATATAGAAGAAATAAAAGAATCATTTTTAGATACATTAACAGGTTTAACAGAACCAAAAAAACCTGTAAAATTTTTTAGATCTTTCTTACCTAGAAAAACAAAAGAAGGTAAAATTAAAGATACTAGTTTATTAAGGTTTGGTTTGTTTGTAAATCCACAACTTAGAACATTAATGTCTAGGAGTGCCGGTGAAGATATAATTAAAAAATTAGAAAGTGAAGATGACAAAGATTACATTTCAGGTTTAGATGAAATTAGAAAAGGAATAGAAATAGGTGGTTTTGATCTTGCAAAAGGAACAGGTAGTTTATTATTTGCTGGAATAGATTATTTTAGGGATACAGAGTTTCAAACTGCTTTTGAAGAATTTATGGAGGATAAAGAACCTGATAGACCTGAAACATGGAGAGGTGAGTTGGTTGGTCTACTGACTCAGTTTGGTGTACCAGGTGGTATTATTCAAAAAGTTGTGAACAGAATACCTAAAGTTGCAAAAATAAAAAATGCAATAAGTCAAATGAAAGGCACTAAAAAAAAAGTAAGCACCATTGCTTCTAGAGTTGTAGAAGGAGCAACTGTAATTGGTGCAACAGATTTTATCGCATCCGAACCTGAGAGACCGACAATTTTTTTTGAACCTGAGTCAACAGAAGGATTAACAGGTAAAAAGAAAGCAGCTGCTATTTTTAGAAACAAAGTTAAATATGGAAAAGAAGGAGCGATCGTTGGTGGTGGTTTTCCTATCGTAGGTAAATTTATTCAACTTGGTTATAAATATGGAATTAGACCTACGATAAAAACGACAGCCAGCCTTGGTGCAAAAACGGTAGACACTGCTGTGTTTAAACCTATATTATATTTAGGCAGCACAAAAGTCGGAGGAGCTGTAGTTAGCGGCACAGCAAAAACTGTTAATAATGCAAGTAAGTTTGTATTAACAAAAGGCGCAAAAATAGTTGCATCTGGTTTAGATAAAGATCTTTTATTTAAAGGTAAATTTATTCAACAATTACCACCTTTTGAAAAATGGAGATTAGGTAGTGTAACATCTAGAAATCCAGAAGTTAGAGGATTAAAAAGATTAGATAATATTTTATCTTATTTGAGATCATTTGGTAAAACACCAAAAGATATAGAAGGCGTTAATGAAGCAGTTGCTTTATTTGTAAAAAGTAGAGCTAGAAAAATAAATAAAACCATGTTGAGTTTAGATAAAAAAGCTTATGACTTAGCCAAAGGTTTTCAAAAACAATATAATGATTTAGATCAATCTCCTGCTTTACAAAAATATTATTTAGATTTAGTAGAAGATTTTTTAAGAGGTCAAAGAAAATTAAAAGACTTGCCTACAGAATTACAACCATTAGCAAGTGATTTAAGATTAGAAATAAGAAAAGTAATGACTGAATTTAAAAATTTATTACCTAAAGGTAGAAAAAGAGATGAAATAGTAAAACAATTAGAAAAACTAGAAGTAAGTAATATAGGTAGTTATTTAGTTAGATCTTTTTCTACTTTTACAAATCCTAATTATGTGCCTGATGAAAAAATTTTAAATAAAGCTGTTGAGTGGATTTCTCAAAATGTAATTAAAGGTGAGTTAAGAAAAGAAGCTATAAGAGATTTTCCAAAATTATCAACAGCAGATGCAATAAAAGAATCTGCATCAAATTTAGCAGAAACTATTTTAAGAACAGGTAGAGCTGATGGAGTTAATCCTTTAATACAATTAAAACAAATAGGTGAATTAATTAATTTTAAAGACTACAAAATTTTAAAAACAGGAGAAGAATTACCTGTGGCTATAAAAAATTTATTAGGGACAGAAAAAAATTTAAAAAGTTCTGTGTCATTAACAATATCTGAAATGATATCTGCATCGGCAAATAAAAGAGCTTTAAATGTTATAGCTGAGTCAGGTATTAAAAATAATTGGTTATTTAGAACTGCAAGTTCTGCAAGAAATGCAGGTATATTAAATCCAGAAAAAATAAATACAGTTCCAAGATTAGGTAATGTTTTAAAATCAGAAGTTACAGAATTATATGCTGCACCTGAATTTGTTCAAATGTTTAGAGGAACTGGCGGCCTTCTTGATAATCTTTTAGCCATACCTGCATACAGACTAATAATGCAAGGTAAGGTAGGTGTTCAGATTGGTAAAACATTATACTCTCCACAAACACAAGTAAGAAATGTTACATCCGCTGGTCTTTTTGCTTTTATGAATGGACATATAGGCGGTAAAGCAAGTGTATCTAATGCTATGAAAATGGTATTTGATGACATATTTGGTGCAGGTAAACAAGGTGTTGATGAAGTTAAATTTAACAACTACGTAGAAAGATTGGTAAGATTAGGAGTGTGGGATGAAAATGTTGTTGCATCAGAATTAAAAGCAATAGTTAATCAAATAAAAAATAATCAAGTAAACACCACAGATAAACTATTTGATAAGTTAATAAAAATGACACCTACAGACAAGGTAGCAAGATTATACGCTGGTGGAGATAATTTATGGAAAGGTTTTGGTTTTGAGTTTTACAGATCTGATTTAAGATTAGCTCTTAAAAATATGGATGATATTAAAGAGTGGTTTAAATTTATGGGTCAACCATTTGATGATGTAAGCATAGCTACAGGTGTTAAAAAAACTTTTGATGATGGTTTAGATGAAGCAGCTGCTTATCTTTTAAGAAACACTTACCCCACTTACAGTAAAGTTCCACCGTCAATACAAAATTTAAGAAAACTTCCTATTGGATCTTTTATATCTTTTCCTGCAGAAATTTTAAGAACAGCAACAAACGCTATATCAATTGGTTTAAAAGAAGCGGCTCACATAAACCCTGCTATAAGACAAATGGGATTAAGAAGATTAACAGGAGCATCATTAACAAATTTTGCAATAGGCGCAGGTCTTGTATCTACAGCTCAATATTTAACTAATTCAACAGACGCACAATGGGATGCTTATAAAAGATCAGGAGCTCCCGTGTGGGATTCAAGGTCAAAACTTTTAGCTATTAAAGGTTGGAAAAATGGTGAATCTGCAGCAATAAATTTTTCTTATTTTTCACCTTATGATAGTTTACATGAACCCTTTGCAGCAGCGATTGCTAAAGCAAGAAATCAAGATTTAAATCCACAAGAAACTGAAAAATATGTATTAGATTTAATGTTTGCAGACGATGGTCCTGTGTTTACTTTTTTAGAACCGTTTATTACAGAGCCAATAGGTTTTGATAGATTTATAGATGTAACAACTAGAAATGGTAGAAAAGATCAAGGGGGTACGGTGTATTCAGCATCAGATGATTTAGGTGCAAAGTTTGCTAAATCATTTGCATATGTGTTAGATGGTGTTCAACCTGGTGTTACAAAAAGTTTTGATAAAATATCTGGAGCGTTATCGTTAGATTTAACAAAAGGTGGTGCACCATTAAAATTATTAGATGAACTACTTGCTCTGTTTGCCGGTACCAGAGTTATAAGAATTGATGTAAAGAAAACTTTAAAATATCAAGCAGCAACCATGAATAGATTGTTAAGGGCTGTCGATGAAAATGAACAATTTTATAATGTAGATAACTATGCAAAAAATACTCCTGATGATATGATAAGAACTTTTGAAAATATGCAAGAAGAAGCGTTTAGAATACAAAAAGATATGTATATTAGGATGAAAGATTTTGAACTTTTAGATTTAGATGAAGAGGACATAAGACAAATATTAAAAAATGCAGGTGTATCTAGAAAAGTAAGAACCAATTTAACAAACGGTGTTTTTACTCCTGTTAATTATTCTAAATCTAGATTTGATACAAAAGTAAAAACAATAGAAACACAATTAGAAAAGTTAGATACAGAAAAAAGACAATTTTCTTTAAATGAAGATTTTGTATATCCTCGAGACGATTTAAATGAAGTAATAGAAGATTACAAAGGAAAAGAATTTTTTACGGAAGAATATGATCCTGAAACATATGATTATAAATTAGATAAAAATGGTAGAATAGTATTCGATAGTGAAGGCAGTCCTGTTAAAAAAGAAAGAACTCTTATAGATATGATTCCTCCTGCTATAAGAGAGGGTTTTCAAAAAGTTATATCTCCTTTTGAAGGTAATATAACAACAGGTTCTTTGCCACCAACACCACAACCAATAGTGCAAACAACAAAAGCAAATGTAGATCCAAATACAAACTTGACACGAACACAACAAGCGTTACTATCACCAGAAGAACAAGTTATTGCTAGTAGGAGAACGTAATGAAAAAATCAGCGTTACAAAAAATAGAAGATCACGAAAAGCTTTGCAGGATAATGCAAAAGCAAACCTTTGAACAAATAAAAGAAATCAAAGAACGTGTATCAAG